CTTGTTACGAATAAACGTTGGATTAGCTTGGTCAAATACTTCAGCTGATTTAACATTAGCTGCTTCTTCATACCAAACAGCAATAACATCCTGTATTTTATTTGACTTTAGTTTTTGTGGGTCATCAGCACCATAAAAATAGAAAGCTGAACCCGTTTTGATATGTTCAATCTTAAGCGGCGATTTGAACGACCTAAATTGGCTACCTAAGTGCAACATATCCGTAGCCCATAACACTTGCTCATAGACGGAATCACGCAAATAAGCTTGGTTTTCACGAATACAGATAACGTTAGCCCGATGTTTTTGAGTTGTTTGTAGAAACATATGCCAAACTAACCAAAGGCTAATTACAGACGATTTAAACGAACCACGGCCACCTTTAGCAATCACATAAGGACAATCTGTATTCCACAGCCTATCAAAGTGCGGATTAATTAACGTTGCAATATCAATATTAATCTTCTCCATTGTCTTTCATTCGCTCCTTTGTAGAATCTGACAGAATTACTTGTTGATTATCATTAGCAACTAATTCAATCTGCACCAAATAATCTAAGAGTTGCTTACGTGCTTTATCTCGGTCGTATAGTTCAATACGTGGTCCATCTTTACCCATGCTAATATTCTTAATTAGACTGGTATCAACTTTGTCTTGATTCTTGAATTGCACCCATGATCTATGATTAACTATCGGTTCATCATTAACATCTAACTGAACATTACCGTCTATATCTGTTTCAATGGCATCATAGTTGCCAAATGCCAAAAAGTCGCCAATGTCAGCTCGTGCCTCTTTAGCCAGGTCTTGGATTAGGTCAAACGTATTAACTGATAAGTCGTGTAACTTAGCTTTGCGAAGAGTTGCAATTGCTTGTTGAATGTTAGCATTTGTTAGCATTCGTGAACCATTTGCTCTAGCTATGTTGTAGGTTGAATCATAAGCATTTATATAGGCTTGAGTTGCATTAGAAAGTCGTACAAACTCCAATACAAAGGCTTTTTGCTTATCAGTCAACTCACTATCAGCTAGTTGGTCAATGACCTGTTTAGTTTCATTTTTGGGTGCAACCTTTTTACTTTTTGGGTGCAACCTTTTTTGAGGAGGTGCGCTTTTATCTCGAACCCATTCATAACGTCTTTTCCAAGACTTAATTGTATTGACAGAGACATCATATTTATCAGCAATATCCTTATACTTCATACCAGCCAAGTAGTCTTGCTTAGCCTGTTCTTTTAGATTCATTACATATCACCACCTCGTTCCTTATTAACTGACTTACGTTGCTTAATCTGTTCTTGTTTCTTTAATTCTTTTCGTTCTTTAGCATCCAATTTACCAATAATGGAGGCTTCAACGTTGCGATACCACGGTTCCATTCATGTTTACTCCTGATTTTCTGCAAAATAAAAAGGCCAGCACCTAAGTAACTGACCTGCGATATTTAATTTATTAATCTTTAATATTAACTTCTCTTCCGTATATATTGCCTAATACATCCATATAAACAACAACCAAGTTTTCTTTCTCATTTTTAAAAGATTCTTCTAATTTCGATAAGGGAATTGCTATTTCTTTAGATATTTCCCCAGGATAAACAGTTTCAAATTTTCGTTCTTCTATTAAAAAGTCGAAATCATAAATTTCAGGATCTTCACGATATTTATGATCTTTTTTCATTTCTTCATGATTATTTTTAACAATTTGATAGGTCGTGACATTGCATATTCCAATAAATTTAAAAGAACTTGTTGACACTCCACTATTAGTACCAGAACATACCAACTCTCTATTGCCACTGTAAAGAATTACTCCGTCATCATTCTTCTCTGAAATCAGTCTATCGTTTAAAATTATCTCAAAGTGGTTAGCATTTTGATAATTAAATTGATCAGCCTGTTGCTTTATTTGTAAGTGCACAAACCATATTGCTCCAAGCGATCCTACACCACTTACCCAATCAGCTATACTACCAATGTCATGATAATTATGAACTATTATAAAACCTATTATTGAACCTATAATTGTCGAAAATACAACTAGAACCAATAGGGGCATTTTCCTTATCCACTTATTACCCATTTTTAACTTCCTCCAATAGCCACAATTATACTACGGAAGATTTTTAAAATATTAGCATATTCAAAGTAAGAAATATTTTTTTGACCATGAATCCGGTCTACTGCAATATCATAGAATTTCTTGTTTAACTCAATACCAATAAAATTACGATTTGTTAACTTAGCAGCAACACCAGTTGAGCCACTGCCCATGGTATTGTCTAATACTAAATCACCTGGCTTTGTATAGGTCTTAATCAAATAGCTAAGCAAATTAACTGGTTTCTCAGTTGGATGTACACCTTTGCCATGCACGGATGGTTGTTCATACTCCAATACGTCAATTGGATAGCGCTCACCTTTGTTATCCGTTACCACTGTTTTCTTAGTTGCCCGGTAATTACGTGCCAAACGTGGCTTAGTAACCGATTTATACGGTTTACCTTGTCTCATTTGTGGGTTGTAGGTAGGCAACTTTTTATAGAAAACAAGAATTTCTTCTACGGTTCGTAACGGCATACGTTTAGCATTTAAAAAGCCAACAGCTCGTGCTTTTTTCCAAATCCATTTATAACGATACATCTTCTCGTTTGATGAGATTAAATGATTGGCAAATAAACCTTGACCAAATAACACAATCGCACCATGTTCTTTAATGATCCGATTGTACTGTCCCCACAACTTATCAAACGGAATTAACACATCCCATTCATTAGCCGTTGTGCCATAAGGCAAATCCGCCAAAATCATATCAACTGATGCATCAGGTAACTTAGACATTTCTGTCAATGTTTCACCATTTATTAACTTCACTATTCAATTCCTCCAGGTAATCACAGCCTACTGCTGTCTTCTTTATCAATTATTCGACTTTATCATAATACAACGTTTAGTACGCACTATGTGGCTGACAAATGCGCGCTTTATGCGAACTAATAGCGAACATATAGCGAACTTTTTACACTTTGTATTCCCGATAATCGTATGTATCTGCAAAAGCTTCTGCAAAGCCTAAAAATGCTTCATTAATAATCTCTTGTCCACGTTTTGATGAATAACCAGTTCGTTCTTCAACTTCTAACCACTTTAAACCTTTGAAATAACGTAATTCTAGGAATGATCTATGTGGCTGTTTCATCCCCTGACAAGCTTGAATAACATCTTCTACCCATTTAGATGCTTGTGCATGAATGGAATACTTAGCATCATTTGCATTTCCAGTCATCCCGCTACTTGGCATGCCACTAATAACGGGCGACTTTACATCAACAAAGCTGATATGCGCCCTATTCTGAATAATTGGCCAATCGTGTTCAAAGAAACGACGGACATTCTCAATTGTTGCTTTTTCATCTAACTCAAAATCACCTAATAATCCTAACAACCCCATTAGAACAACCTCCACGTAAACTTTTTATCTTATTTCATTTATTGGCATCCGTTAACCCAAACAAAACCGGCTTACACAATTTCTTGCATAAAACGGTTTTACATCTGCTACAATGTTCCAAAATATCCTAATATAGCTATTGCCAACAGCATTAAGAAGAATATAAACGTAATAAATTTTTCCATTTTTCTAATTCATCACCTCAATCACCGTTTCGCATATCACGCCAACAATTGTTACTAAGGCTATTAGAAGCATTGCTAATTTGACAGGCTTAATATTTTTCATAACTCAGCTCCCCTTGTTTCTTCGACTAGTTCCATATTTTCATGTCTATTACCTATGACTTTTAAATTATAAATATCAGAATGTGATAAGAAAGGCAGAAGATTATCTCGTACATTTTCATGCTTGAAACAGAAGCGAGCTTCTAAGAATGTAATTTCATCAAATCCAATGCTGCGCCTTGTTCCTGTACGCAATATTTTGACAATGTCGCCTTCATAAATATCAGTGTCGTTCATATCCTTTAGGCCAGTCCACTGTTCAACAACACATCCCTGGTTATCTGGAACATCATCAAAGTAATGGTAATCATCACTTTCAATCAAAGTTCCTGCTTCTTCCAAGGCATACTCACCGCCATAGTCACTACTGAAATAGCAGTGATACATTTCATTCCAAACTCTAAATTTAAAATTTTTCATTATCGTCAACCTTTTCAATCGTCATTTTGAATTTTGTGCCGTTATCTTGTAATGTGAATGGAATAGTGCATTTGCGTAACCACTTATCACCATCCATCTCAATTGCTGTTTCTAATGCTTCTTTGCCTAGCACAAGTTGTGCTTCAAGTAGTCCTTCACTCATTTATCAACCCATACCCTTTAATTCAACAATTGAGTAACCACTATTTGTATGTTTGCGCTTGCCTTTTTTCATACGGCTAATCGTACTGGCAAACGATCCAGCAGTTAAATTTGTAAATGTCATTTCTTCTTGCTTGTCATCAACTAAGAAAGGCAACCCTTCTTTGTCATATACGCCATACATTTTTTGACGGGCTTCCAGTCGTTTCACCCTTGGCTGTTTGTTCTTAGTCGTTCCAATCTATTTCAACTCGAGGGTTGTCTTTATCAATGCCCCTGAAATCGTCATATGTTGCCACTACGAAGTTTAAATTGTCGTTTGGCATAAATACTTGGCCACGAACTGAACTGGCCTGAAAAGCATCAAAAATGAACTTATGTGTGAACGTCCAGTTATCTAAGTCCGTCCTGTGGTCAGGAAAATACCAACTAAATTTAAATTTGGTGTTCTTCTCAATCGGTTGCAAGCCATCAACCATAGCTTGGTCAACAAGTGGCATGATTTTTGCTTGAATTTGATGTTTGCGTTTATTAGCAACAATTCGTCCAGCCTTCATACCATGGATCAATATCCAATTATTCAATGTCATCTTCACTAAGCGCATCTTGCCTTGCTTTTTCATTGGCAAAATAAATACATTCAGTGGTATTACTAGTTTTGCCATTTAAAACCTCTTCAAAACTTGGTGGCCTGTTGCTGTTAATCCAGTTTTAGCTTTATTAGCCATTCGTTCAGGCCGTGTATTTCGTAACTCAACTAACAAGTTCCATGAAGCCTTGCCCATTTCTTCAACAGTGTTATAGCCTAGCTGTTTAGCTAATTTCTCATTTTGCTTTTGAATTTGATCAGATGTAGGTATAAGAACGTTTGATTCTCGTTGATTATCAGTTGATCTTTCATTTCTGTTATTTTCAAATTTGACCATTTCATCAACACTAGTTAATCCATTTGCAATCCATGTATCAACATAATCTTTAACATAACCACCGGTCATTTTTTTATTAGTTGTCAGTCCTTTTTTCTTAACTAGCCTAATAGCTGAAATTAACATCTTTTTTGCTTCAAGATAGTCATGAGTTTGATTTTGTAGTTGAGATAAAAATTTAATAATGTCATTGTTTGAATAACCATTGTATTCAATGTCTGCTAACTTCCACTCATTTTCTACCTGTGAATCTGCTTGTTTATCCATAATTTATATCTCATTTTATGTGTGTTGGTGCTGGTGTTAATTGCTAACTTTATTCCCATACTTTGATAGCGGCTACTCCAACACCAGCGCCTTGATATTCTTAATAATTGATATTCTTATAATATTGATATTCTTAGGGGTCATTTTTACCACCGGTGGAAAAACCATACTCTGGTAATTGCCTCTATATCAACATTCACCAGGGTACGTTTTTTCGTACACTGGTTTTTCACGAACTATTCGTTCCCACTCTTTAAATCGCCCTTGCTTATCCCGTAGCGGTTTGCGGTCAATATAGCCTGCTAATTCTAATTCATGTAATTGAGCTTTAACCCATCCTTCTTTTCTGTTTAAATCTTTTGCTATTTTGCTATTTCGAAAGACCCATTCATCCGACATTGACAACATGTACATCAGCAATCTAAATGCACTGTTTGATAAACTTGCATCACGTAATGTTTCATTTGGTATTTGGCTAAAATGACTTTTACGTCGTTCTCGTCTGATCATTATCAATCTCCTTCATTCGTTTATATGTCATAATTCCGAGTTGATTTAGCGTTTGAGCATTTAATTTAATGCCTTTGACGTGATATTTTTTCTTGAAAGTAGGCCAGCCTAACTGATGTGCTTCCTGGTGGTGTTCTCTGCATAAAGCAATTAAATCTTTTTTTCTATGATCAACAAGAGCTCTATCATTTCCCATTCCTACCGTATCAATGTGATGAACATCAGCACGTTCCCCACAAATGACACAGGAACGATACTTCAATGACTGGTACATATATGCATCCAAATCGTCCTGATAAGTTAGTCCGCTGTGCATCATTGGTATGTGATGTTTAATTGCATAATCTAACAAGAAAGTGATAAATTCTCTTGCTGTCGTCATATCAGCATCTGAAAAGCTAAAATAAGGATGTCCCGTCTCTGCTGTGAACAAATATTTCATCCACTCTTTGGCTTCTTCAGGTAAATATCCCGTATATTTAGCAATCTCTCCCATCACGGCATAAGCTTTCTTACGTTGCAAGTTACTCAATTGCCTTTCATCTTGTACTTCAACGACCACTTGTGGTTGACCATCTTTAGTAAAAAGAGACAAATTAGCTAGCTCTTCACGATTGTCAAGATTAATAACCACTTGATTACCTTTGATGGCTGTAATTCGTCCCCATAAATCCATTTACAAAACTCCTACATGTTCTGGATCAACACGATAGGTTGACCGATATAATCGACTATATGTTTTTGCTTGAACAGGTTGTACCTCACCGTTGATTAATTTCACAATATGGTCTTGATTGGCTAGTATTTCACGCATTCCACTATCCAAAGTATCTTGGTCAATTTTATAAATGTCAGCCAATGGCTCATCCTCTTTGCTTACAGCAACCACGTACACTTCAAAATCTTGACCCGTCATTTGCTTTAACATTTCCTGATATGCTGCCATTTGAATGTGATAACCACGACTAACAAAGAAATTTGTATATTCATTGTAGTAATCAGACCATTCACCACCAACTAAGCCATGGAATTCTTTCAACGATTTAACAGTTTTAAAATCTATAAAATACCGTTCTTCTAAATTGACTGCATCTAACTTCCCACGCCATGCAACTCCATTGATATCGCCATCAATCACATATTCTTTGTCAGGCGCTCCATTAACAAGCGCCATAATCACAGGGTCCAACTCAATTCGTTTAATCATCTTTTGAGCTACCTTAAATTCACTCTTTAACTCACCTCTTGACTTACCACGTTGTGAAATGATTTCTGGATGATTATCTTTAAATTCTTGATGTGCTTCTTTACTTTCAAAATATGAATGCAAGAAGTTACCAACTAACAAAGCAGTTTTGTTTTCAAAAATATCGTACATCCCCGCCATATTAGCTAGTGCTTCAGCTTCACCATTGAATAAAAAGTTTTTAAAGTTTGATGCATGCATGTGCACATATGCATCTTTTGGATCATAATAATTTAGTTCTTCTGCCATAACTATTCACCTTCTTTCGAATCATTAAACAAATCGCCTAGACTAAATCCATCATCATCATCAAGAATGATTTCTTCATCATCTTGAGTTGCCTCATGATTGTCCTCTGCCTTTTCTGAAACATCTTTCACAGGTTCTTCAGGTATTTGTTCATCTTTGTTTGAAACGTCATCAGAAGCCAATTCTGGCTGTTCTACAGATTCTTGTTCTTTATCACTTTTTTCTGGCTCAACTTGCTTCTGTTTTTTTGGCTTTTCAGCTTGATTAGGAGCAGCCTTAGCCATTCGTGTCAAAGCATTTTGTTTTGGCTTTTCAACTGGTTGTGGGGTAACATCTTTTGGATCATCACCAAATTCATTTGCTGTCGTACCATTAATTGCTGCAATCAAATTATCATCATCACTTGATGTATTGATGATGTTCTTCGCAGCACGGTTGATAACCGTACGCTTAGCCATTTCTTCAGGGAACTTCTTGTGCACGTTATTAGTCCGTGCTTGTGTCCAAGATGTGTCGATTTGTTTCTTAGTCATGACTTCATATTGCTTATGTCCGTCAGCCTTAGTGATAACTGCATATGCACCAATGATTTCGTTATCTAACTTCATGAAATCAGTGTGATGAGCTACCACTACTAGCCCACCATTGTCATCATAATCAACATCAAACTGTTCATCCTTACGAACAACATAAGCTTGAATATCTTCGATATTCTTCAAGCGTTTTAAGACTTGTTGTGTTCCGAAATAAGAACGTTGCATTTGTAATTGATTGCCGTAAGCGATGAAATAGACTTGAGTTTTAGCTGGACTTAATCCCTGTACAACCATATCGAACAATGTTTTCTTAATTGAATCAGCTGAAACTTTGTTAATTCCATTGACTGTTGGTAACATTGCGACTGCCTCTTGCAAAGCATTAGCAACATGATAACCATCAGGAACTTTGAAACCTTGTGATTGAACCAGGCCCTTAAAATCGGCTGTTACTGAGTTTGCAACTAGTTGTTGTGATGCTGTATTTGCGATATTAAAAGTCTCTGTCATTTTGATATTCCTCCGTATTAACTGCACTTCCGTATGAGATTAAGTAAGCCATTGCTTTCTCAAGGGGAATATATTCGTTGTCGATTTCGACAACGTCATCCCCAATTACGATTTCATCACCTTCAAAATCATAGCCCCAAGGCTCTTCATCATCTGGTGGATCTATCAAGTCATTTGGCATAAGCGCCTCCTTATGTTAAGTTAGAAGGGTAATTGAGCTTCTAATTCAAATTACCCAAGCCATCACTCATGCCAATGAGTAGATGGCTATTTTTATTTAAAAATTTATGTAGATTATTTGATAACCATGGTGCTACCAAAGCATCTGTCCTCAATGTCCGAAACATTCGAATAGCATCCGTTTCTGTTCCAAGCTCTAAAGCAAGTTCTTCATCAGTCATGCCAAGAATTCCAGCTATTGCAACGACTCTTATAAAATCTATACGAGACATCATTTTATTTTGAATTTCCATCATCAATAATTCCTTTTACCCGCTTATTTGCAACTTTTTTACCATCAGTTAAAACAAAAATAAACCAGGCTACCATCAAAAATCCTAAGCTGATAATGCGACTGATAACTTTTAAAACCAGTGCCAATTCATCCCAGAAAAAGTAAATCAATCCAAGTAACATAAGAACTGCTATCATTGGAGCAATGAAATTATTAAATGTGATTTGTAAAGCTAATAAAAAATCTTTCGTTCCTGTTGACATATTATTGTTGCCTCCTAAATTACCTTGCCAGTTACCTATCTTCTTTTATTAGTAACTTCCCCAGCATGTTCTGCAATGTATTGTTGAACCTTTCTACCGTGATATAAGAGTTGTCTCTCCCCTTTTGGAATTGTTAACCCTGGCTCAGCTTCAACTCGTCTACGCCAGTAAAGATTAAAGTCGCCTAAACTCATACCACCCAAGTAATCTTCTAAGGTTCGCTTGTCTTTTGGTGTTTTATTTGTTCGATTTAATTGGACAAATTCATCATGATGTAAAATATTTTGTTCAGCTAACGCAACTGCTTGTTGAATTACTGATTCACTTAAATGTGTCAGCATTTCAATTGGCAATTGTATTGTTGCTTCTTCTGCCATTCTCTATACCTCCAAATAATTCTTAATTAACATCACTAACCAATTTTCATTTGATCATCACGTGCAAGAAACTTATTAACAAAATATTGCTGTCCCTTACCGGTAACCTTGGTTGTAAAAGTTAATCGAATTGACCCATCCGGATTTGTATGAGAACTCTCTTTCACTTCGAATAACCCTTGGTCAATGTAACGTTGCGTTGGACGGTTACACTGACTACCCGATTTGTGTAAATAGCCATTATCACGTAGATATGCAAATAACCTGTTTTGCCCGATTTTCACACCATTTTGTGAAATCAACTTAGCTAAATCACCAACCAGAATTGATTGCTTACTTGTATTTACTGCATCAGCAAATACTGCTTTAGGTTTCATCTCTTCAATAATTTTGTCCTTGTGGTCTAACATCATTTGAGCTGACTTCAAACCCATTGCCATTTGCATTCTTGGGTCAGCCATCAATGCTTTATGTTCTTTTTCAACTGCAATGAAGTAATCACGAACTTGATTACCTTTGGTAGTTTTAGTCATCATTGCAATATGCTTTGCCATGTCGACCATCAATTTATAGTCCTGAAGCGTCCTTACTGCCCCATTATTTACAACCGTAGGTAAACCTACACTTGTAAAATCAACACCTTCAACATACATATCCTTGTATCGAGCAATCCAGAGACTAAATCTCTCTTTAATTCCCAAACCTTTATATAATTCACGAGCACTAACTAGTTGATCACCTTGTTCATTCGTTTGAACTTTGATTAATTCATTATTCATTTTTAATTCTCCCTTATTTATGGATAATTACGTTTCATTTACTAAGATACGGTAGAAATGATGGCGGTATGTCAGACCCTCCGGGATAATGAATAATTACCCTAAGGGTCTTTCTTTTTGCATCTTCCCACTCGTTCATAAATAGCCCTTCAAAACTTATTCTTTTAACAAACTGTAATGATTCACCATCAACAATGACTTTAGTTGTTCCATCTACTTCTGAAATAATTTCAACATTATGTTTTGTTAAATCGATTTCTATTTCTTCATATTTATTTTTGATTACTTTACTAATTTCTTCGTTCATGTATTATTACTTCTCCTTATAAGTCTGTAATATTAAACAATGTGAATATCTTCTTACGAATTGCCTT